CTGGTTGCCTATCTTAACAAAGCATTCTATAAAATTAGAAGGATCAACAACAACGATAATCTCATCAATATATTCTTCAGGGATAATCACATCCAGAATTATATTTCCCGGATCGCTAAGATCAATAACATCTATATTTTCAGGATTAGTAATTGTTATGATATGTGTTTCCTCGCCGTCAGTATACGTATGAGTTACTTCCTGTGGCACACCGTCAACCAATATGATAGTTGTTGTTGTACCATCACCCCAATCAATAGTTACTTCTCCGTCACCAGTCAAAACTATTACTATAGTATCACTTCCAACGATTATATATATATTCTCATAACCGATAGGTATTTCTGGAATTTCAGATACTGGCGAATAATATCCCTCACGACTACCTACAATAGTTACAAAATCAAATTCATAACCATTGATATAATTGTTTGCAACATTAACACTCCCCGGCTCTATGCGAAGATTCATCCAGCCATCAACAGTAAGAAGTTGTATCTCCCTACTGTTACGTATTGTCCTTAGTGCATTGACCTGTTCTAAAGTGACCTGTCCGGAACACATTGAAATCTTTCGCGTCCCGATAGTATTATACTGTTCACCCTCGGTATTCATTATTATTTGTCCGGGAAGGAAAAACCAGTAATGCCAACCATTATAATACCAGCGAAGATAATATCCCTGACATGGTTTTCGTATCGGAATACGCTGAAGGATACTATTCAGATAACCTACTTTCATATATCTATTTCAACGGTCATGTGATCGGCTGTTACAGGTATGATAGTTGGATCAATATTCAGTGAATTAATAAATCCTTCGAGATCATCAGCGGGAACATAAGTTACAATATCCGGCAAAAGTTGTGTATTTACAGAATTATATATCTTCATCGTAACGATAAGATCGTATATCGGTGACACTTCTAAAAGCTCAGGAATGATAAAAGATAAATCAAAAGGGAGTCCCCGGAAAAATACCGGCCTGTCAAATAGATTTAAGAATGGCGCATCCCGCATCTCATTAACAACGTATTCGTGTAGATTTGTCCCTTGCTCCTCAGATCGGACACATTCACCATAATACCAAAGAATAGGGCAGGGAGGCGAAACAATACCTCCCTCCGGTGTGTAATCATCTATTTCTGCATCACTGGCTACGTACCAGCGTCCACGGTATTCAAGAGAAAAATTACCGGATTTGGTTGGTTCCTTCATTATCAATTCAGAATAATCACCCGTCTTTGCAAGTGATGTTTTGATACGCAGTAATCCCGAAACATCCAAATCAGCATATCCGAAAGAATCTGGTGAAGCAATTACTGTTATCGGTTCGACAATATCGTTTATTGTCAATCGTCCTTCAAAATAATAACCTCCATGCAGAGTGTTATCATTCATATAAGTTATGTTCATCCCGTCAACCCAGGGAATATCTGTTATAAGTACAGGATAGCCAGTTACATCCGTTAGAGTCCCTACAAACATAGCATCTGTCGTCTCGTCATAAACAGCGATAGCATCATTGATAACCGGTAATACTACCGTTGGTGAAGGAGTTATCGTTATCTGTAAGAATCCCCCATTGTTTGCTGAAAGCGTCACTGCATAATCTTTCCTCGATAACCGGAAGTTAATAGGACTTTCTGTCGCTACCCATCGGCAAATGATTAACGGATCAAGTGGTTCAGGATATTCCGGAGTGCTGATTAGTTCGGGTTCAAAAGTTACTGCCATAATTTAAAAAATATTATAATTGAATAATCTTAGGCATATTGAATAACCTAAAATTATCTTACCTACAAATCCATTCCTGCGACTAAATAAACATTTTTCTGCTTTTTTAATTGATAACCAAAATGATTGTTTGCCAAAAAATTCAGATTCTTTTACTTTTTTCATATCATCTCCTTCAAAGAAATTGATTACATCTTTAATTTTGATTTTTCCATTAATTATTCCTGCAAACAATAAATCAGATATCGTTTTTAATTCATCCTTTGTAAACTTTATAAGTTTCTTTTTTTTCATATCACCTCCATAGTTATCTTGTTAATTTTTTCACCAAATTTCTTATCTATCTTTTCAATAGTCTGTTTGCGTACTGTCGTATATATATCAATAAACGTCTTGTTTCTGAATTGTTTGTTACCATATCTATTGATATACCAAGTCATATATTTTGCCTCCCGGAGTCTTGCTTTCCCGTCTGATGATTTGAATAGATTATGCTTCTCCATCCACTTGTAAATCTTTTTATACAACCCTGTATCTACATTGCTTTTTCGAGGCCCCCGTCCACGTTCCAAAACTCCGAGCCAGTAAGGAACCAATATCCCGTCATATAAGTTTGTTATCTCTATCTCAAACATCTTCATAATAGAATCAGGTATCTTATTACCTGAATACATATTACGCTGACCGACAAGACGTATCATCTCCTGAAGCTCCGGTTTTAAATCAATGCCTATCATATCAATAATAATATTGCAATCACAAGACAGGCAACAATAAGCCAACCGACAAGTTTTATTATCTTAATTCTGTTCATACACAAGGTTCCCTTATTTCGTTATGTAAATAATAAAGATCAAATGGCATAGACCAGCCGATAACATTAGCATCATATTTCATCTCCTGAATCTTCGTCAGGTGCATCGGCAAAATAGTCTTAAATTCAGCATCAGCAATAATACGTACAATTATCTCCTTACACATATCAAGCAATGCTTGTAATCTTACTTCGTTATTATCCGCTGTGTCTTCAAGTCTTACTTGTTGTAATATTTCAATGACAAGCGGGTTGTAATGTTCAGGAATCGCATTGGCTTTGATTTCAAGATCGACCTCATTGATCTGAAGTATCAGACCGATAATATCATTCTGATCACTTTGATCGGTCAGGATATTTGCCAGCTTATCTGATTCGTACAAGACTAATGTACATCCGGAAGCAGTTAATATCGCTTTTAGTTTATCCGTTACCATCTTTTTGTCCGATTATTAAATACCAGAACATTGTAAGAGCATTTATTCGTTCACGTTTACCACAACAATTTTTCATTTCGCATATTTTGATTTTGATTTATTAACTTCTTTCATCAGCTCAAAGTGTCTCTCCTGAAACTCTGCCGTCTCTTTAGCAAGCATAAAACGGACAAGGCATTCCTTGTAAGGGGTTAATAGAACTTCCGGTACGGTACATTTCATTGCATCACGCAGGAAATCCAAAGAGATAAGATCAGTAAAGACATTGAGTTTTTCAATACCGGCAGCCAGTTCCATCTTTGTAGGCTCACGGTGCAGGAGCTTTTGTTCCTGTTCTATCATCTCGCTTGTCAGTGTGACTAAATGCATAGCGATAGGGTATAAATCTATAATTCGTAAATTTAAAACAATTTTTCCAAATAACAACGCTTTATCTTCATCCCATTTATCAACAACTACTAAAGGATAATAATATCCATCCATTGTGCGAAATATCAAACCGAAATCATTTTCTTCTTTGCGTACCAGAAATAGCCGCTGACCATAACATATATTCTCAGTAAACTCTTCGAGATTTTGCGGAATAGCGAGTTTCTTTCCTTTGATCTTAATATATTCCGGTAGTGGTAACTGAGCTAATCCATCTGGTAATCCGGAATATAAAAGAAAATTGTTGATCATTTCTTTTAAAGTGAGCTTCTCTATATTGATTATCCGTGCCATATCTGATGTCCTGTTCCTCGTAATGATTCCTGAAACCTGTAACGCCCCCCATCAATAAGATGATTAAATCCGTCAATAGGGATCCCAGCTTTTTTATCATTCCAAATATAGTTATTAAATTCTTTTGCCAAGTTATAACTCGTTTCAGTTATTATATGTTCATAATCCTGCATCATCTTCAATGCCTCAGCAACCGTCCATTTCGCTTTATTAACAGGTGTGATATTGAAATATCTTTTAAGCTCATTAATCATGCGAGCATCAGCACAATCAGCAGTAATAGCATCATTACGGTTACAATGCGCTGCAATCAATAGCCGAAGTTGATCAAATGAATTGCCTTCTTTGTAAATCTTCTCATCCCAATACATTTTTTTTGCTTTATGATCTATCGCTATCTTACTCATTGCATCAGGGTCATTAAATCCGAAGTCAAGACCGAAACCATAAGGAATTGAATTATCAAAGTCTCCATAATGCCAGTTAGTAAATATAGCTCCTTCAAGTTTTCCAAGTTCTCCAAGCCCATATACTTTCCACCAATTCTCAAATCCTATCTTATCCTTTTTCATCAGGATATTCCTTAGTTCTTTTTCCGGAAGCCAGGGATTATCCAAATAAGTTGACCTAATAAGTATATGATTAAAATTCGGAATAACTTTCTCATGTAAAAAAAACTCCTGATCAGGGTTGAAGTCAACAAATACTGCCCCTTGTGTTCGGGTGCTTAACTGATCATAAACTTCGTACGTTATCTTCCGATTTATTTCATTGATAAAAAGAATATCACGCCGGGGACCATGAGCTTTAGCTATATTCCCTTCTATACCAAAGAACTCAATAGCTGACTTACCGATATAATAAGTTGATTCCGATATGTTCTTGCAAGCTCCGGGATTCTCTCCAAAGGAATCAAGTATCTTATCAAAGTCAGCCATTGCACCTTGCTTGAGATGTGGCAATGCATAACTAGAAACCGTAATGCGTTTTGATTCTTTCTTTGCTATCAAATAAAGTAGTTGAAGTATTGAATATGTTTTTGAGGAACCCTGTCCGCCCTGATTAATTATTAAATGCGCACCGGATTGGTACGCATCAAGATTCTTGAAAAATATATCAGTCAGGTTTGCCATTCAGAAACTCTTTTATCCTTTCGGCATTAGACTGAGAAGTGACATTTATATTTATTGAAGTTGGTAATTTCTCATCATCGGATGTTAAATCTGTTTTCTTTGGGAGAGCAAATGAGAGAAGTTTTGCAAATATATCAAGATATTTATATTTATCCTTTGCTTTTATTGATGCTAATGCTTCTTTTATATTTGGTAATTCATCAAAAAGAATTTGATTTAATATTTCTTTTGCCTGTTTAGTTGTTGTATTTAATGTGC